TCCGAAGACAGCATGTTGGTCGGCTTCTGAGGTGCATAGATAAGGCTCAAATGCAGGTCCCCAAGTAAAACGACCGACTGTACCTCCTAAGGAAGTAGCAACCGCGGGAATAGACGTACTAAGATCAATTTCTTTCGTTTGTACGCCTGGGCTTAATTGAAATCCCATCGTTTTTCTCCTATATTAAAATAGATGTTCAAATTATGGTTTACCCCTATCGTTTTACCGTTATTGAATTATTATGCGATAATTCCGATGAGGTTCGAGGGAAAAGACTATCTCCTTCTACCATTGTAACTATTTATAATTTTATAAATTTCATCACCTAATTATAAATCTGCCAGACTTCTCCACCTTCAACCGTATACTTATCTTCTTCCATTTGACCATCATCGATAAATCCGAATGGAGTCAATTCATCTTCGTATTGTTGCATTTGTTCATCATATAATTTAGTCCTCAAGTCTACGTTATTCAATTCCTTAAATAATTCTTGAGATGAAAACCACGAGAATAATACAAGAGCCATAACTAAATCATCATTTCCACCATCTTCTGCTTTCCAGCTTTTACCACGTTCAACAAATTGAGATATTTCTGATATTGTCTCTAAATCATTAATAATTAATTTATCATTTTCTATAAGGTCTTTAAAATTAGAACAACCAACCGCTTTAACTCGCTTAGTCATTTTGATTCCTAATTTTGATTGAACCCCGGATTCATTAATTGAGTTTTCATATTCCAGATCGTAATGAAGAATATTACAAACTTCTGCTCCAGGACCATTTGATTCAATTAAAACTGTAGCATTATTATATGCGGATGCGACTTGGTGGATGATAGTAGGAAGGAGCAGAGGAGATATTGTATTTGAATGATATTTTGCTACCTGCTTCCACGGCATTTCTGTAATATCAACTACACTAAAGGCTGAATAATCTTGTCCACGTCCTTCTGCTACATCTACGGCTATAAAATATCTGTTATTTTGTATTGTTTCTTCATAAACGTCCAGACCATCTTTTCGTGAAAGAGGATTTTTAATAGCTAGTGAAGAAATTTTTGCAGGAGCAATTAGAGTACCAGCACTACCTAGGAATTCAGTTTCAAATTCTTGTTTGAATTGCTCCTCACTCGTATTTGCAATTGTTTGTTTCTTCCACGCTTCATCTCGTCCAGGAACATCCCACCAATTGATTTCAAATGCTTTATATTCCGATCTTTCATCTATTGCATTCTGCCACATCTTATAAAAATGATTCATACCATTCGGTGTAGAAACAATAATAACTTGGGAAGTTTCTCCAGATGATATGGTAGGATAAACAGAATTGAAAAAATCTTCTGCTAGATTTTGTGGAATAAATGCAAACTCATCTAGAAAAATCAGATTAAAAGCATAACCTCGAATGGTACTTGCCGATGTAGAAGATGCAAGAATTCTAGATCCGTTTTCTAAATGAATAGAACCTTTGTTCCACTCCAATACACCTTGTTGCAAGAACATAGGAAGTTTTTCATAAGCCATTTGAAGACGACCCAACAATTCTCTTGCAGTCATCCCTTTATTAGCTAAAATTGCTACGTTTCTCTGGTCGTTAAATAAAACATAATGTAGCATAAACGCAAGGCTTGTCTGAGATTTTCCAGACTGTCTTGGACATTTGACTATACTAAATCTGTTATCAACTAGACCATTGATTAATTCTTCCTGAAACGGATATAAATCAAATTTCATTAATCCTTTATCTACGTTGACAATGTAGATATATTCTTTAATGAAATAAATTGGATCGTCCCTGCATTTTATATACTCGGCTATTTCTTCTTGAGTATAATTCTGAGGAACATTGATTCTTTTTAATAGGGGATTTCCTAGGTAGGCAATTTTTGTCATAATATAAATTAGTTGATTTTAAATCTTCTGTCCACGTGTCTAACTTGAGATGAACCGTGGTCATAGATATATGCTTCTTTTATTGGTCCATCAATGTTCTTATCCCAATAGTCAAGAAACTGGGTAATTCTTGGAAACTCTGGTATTTGATCTTCAGTCTGCCATACAAATTCATTAAGAATATGTATATAATCTGGAATATGATATACTACCTGTACGGAAGCAACTGTCCATTTTTTGATTACGATATTTGCCATAATTTCTTATAGCAAGACTATCGAATTGCTATGTATAATAAAAGGATGATTATTATGAAAAGTTCTACTACGAGGACTGTATGATACCATACCCATCGAGTTTCGTATAGTTTATCTCCTGACTTGTCTTTTCCAAAGACATCGAACATTTTGTCGAGTACCCATTCTTTAGCTTTCTTTATCATCACGTCCACCATTACCTAAGGTTTTTCCTTTTAGCATTTCTTGCAGTTCGGCGGTACTGCCTACATAAAGGTTATTAACGTTTGTTTTTGGGGCTTCACCCTCTTTTAGTGATTTTAATTCTTTCTGCATCTTCAACAATTCCATTGTTGTTTCAGATACATTTTTGATTAATCCGCTAGCTACCTCATATGCTCTAGGATGTTCCATTTCTTTTGCAAGTTCAAGAATACCTTCAAGAGCATCATTTCCTCTTTCTATAAGATTATATAGATTCTCTCTAGCATATTGATAATCATTGTTGAGGTCTCCCTCAACTGGATTTGATTGTATTGCCGTACGTGGTGCTAACCCACGTTCTCGGCGTGTGTTTACAATTCGTTTTTCTTCAACTGGAGGGAAAATTTCACCATCTTCAAAATCTCCAATAATTTCTTCGGCTACCGCTAATTCCGCGTCTAGCTTATCTTTAATGCTTTTTTGCGTTGTTCTTGGTTTTTTCATAATCTCCATCATAATGTGCTACTATTTGAACAAACGTTTGCAACATAGCCAAATGCTTCTGCCATTTCAAAGGATTCATTCCTTTTTCCTGTGCTTTTACAAGAGCATTAACCGCACTATCTTTTGAGGTTTTTAGCTTTTTCGCAATACCATTAACAATTTCATTGTATTTTTTAAAAGTAATCATTTCATTTGTCTTTTCAAGACCTGCTTAGTTAAAGACAATATCGCTAGATTATTTGTCATCGGATCTACCGATGCTTTTGTTGCTATATCTTGAAAAATTTCCATCTGTTTAATATTCAACTTTTGTCCTCTTTCAAGTTTTTTAAGTACAGTCTTTACCTTGTTTATCTCTGGAGCCGGTACAATCTTTGTCTGTTTCAGTAACAGGATAAATCTGTTAACATCAATCATTTAACTTTACTCGTTTAACACAAACCAGTCTTTTTCTTCTGGCTGTTTGTCATCTCCTATAATATCAGGAGTAGAATATTTTGTGGTAACAGTTTTGACCACTCCTTGTTCTCGTATTGGTGGATAAAGCCAGCCTTTAATTTCAAAGTCTAGTTGCCAGTTGACAATTCTTTGTTCTGCAAAATCTCCCTCAAATTCATCTACCATATTTATTCCAGTCAACTCAATGGGAATATCTCTTTTTAACTCTAATTCAGGAACCTCTTCGATTACTATATTAAAATCGGGCTGAAAATAAGGTAAAATCTGTTCAATGATTTGAAGTCCATCATCCATATAATCCACGTAAATATCAAGAGCAAAAGTGTAATTGTACGGAATGGGAGCATACATAACAGTTCCCATATTGGGTACTGCCGAAGTAAATTTATACTGATTCATTTGATTCCCAGCCCGTGAATAGTCAGCCTGTAATCCCGTTAAGATAAAACCCATACGAGGAACTTGTTTGTTCTTTTTGGCGTCTTGAATCAATCGTGCAAGATATTTTTTTCTGGATTCGTAAGCAAGCGGTACTTGAATATCTTTTATAAGTGTACCGTCAGACTCCTTCCGTTGAACGTGAATATTATTAAATACAGATCCAAAGGCGATGATTAATTTTTTTGTTGTTCCGTGATAAAAAGTTGTTCCAAACATAATTATGTGCTCCCAAATGGGTTCATCTCTGAGAGATCAAGAATATCATCATCCATAGTATCCCAATCAGGAGTTGCTAATTCATTAGTTACAGCCGTTTCAATCTCAGTTTCTAATGCGGTTATTTCTGCATCAGCCACATCAATATCTTCTCCACCGTATTCCCAAGGTTTAAGCGTTAATGTCCAAACGTGTGCGGGACCTTCTGGTGATGGATAAAACGTGCTATCATTCCCTACAAAAGTAACTTCAAATAGTGCTTCCGCATCCGTGAAATATAACAAATCACCAGCAATTGGTGTATCATCATCCGTGGCGGCTGTCTGTTCGGCAAATGATTTCTTAGTGAAAGTAACCTTCATTTCATCGGTTACACTTATACCAAATTTACCGTAGAAATCTCCTACATCTCCGTATTCTTGATATTCATCAATAAGAATTTGTAATGTCCATACAGTATCAAATTTGCTCGATGGGTCCTCTCCGAAGACAGGATCAAGAGCCGTACTATATTTGCGAGGAAGGTATTTAGCTTGAAAACCTATAACTTCGACAACCTCTTCGACCATATCTTGTATGATAGGCGATTTGGACATATTGTCAAACATTCCCACGAGATTACCCCACTATAAAGTTTACTGGAAGTTCGTAGTTAAGGGAAAATTCTTCTTCGAGTTTGTCAATCTCTTCTTTAGCTTCATCCCAAACTTGTTGCCCATTTATGGTGATTCCACCAGGAAGAGGCATTCCATCAAATTGTTTCATATTAGCACCCCATTGCTGTTTAATTTGAGCAGTGGCGTACTTCTTAATCCATTCGTCATTGAATATATCTACGGCATAACCGTTAGCTTCATCGGGTCTTACTGCTTGCCAGGCTCGGATAAGAATTTTATTTCCTTCTATAATCTTTCCCGAATGAGAATAGAGCCTGTGACTAGCCTTATTAAATGTGAAGGTTCTGTCTAGTCTGAAATAACTTTGAATCATTTCAAGATGTTCCATCGTTATCTCAAAATACTGCATATTGACTCTGGTCATATCGAACATTTCATCAAACATAATCCTGTAGCGAACATCAGACATTGCTTCAGAACTATATCTTCCCGGTTCGTAGATTCGTGTTACTGCCACGATATCATCCCCTAAGGTTAAATATTCGTTTGTTTCATCAGCCGCGGTAAACTCAATTGTTATGAATTTCTCCTCAGCTCCATCAAAATGTCGCTCCACAAATAATTGAAGAGCATCATCTATTCTGTCATATGCTTGAGAATCGTCCACTTGGATCTCAATCTTCGGAGCACCAAGTTTTCGATACGCATAATCCCTCAATTCATCTATTGTTTGTAATTTAGCCATTACAACCTTTTCCTTTTAGTCTTTGCCAATTTTGTCTATAGCATTATCAACTTTTTTGACAATTTTCTTCTCCAAATGAGGAAGCACTCTGATCCCCATATATCCTATCATAAATGCTATTGCAAGTGCCGTGTATGGACCAAATTCAAATTGTTCCATTAAAGCTGGTATAAAAAATTCTGCGGATATCCAACCTGCCGCAGCCGCTAATGCGACATTTTTTAATTCGCCTTTCCATCCAATCCAAGTGTGAACCAATCCATTAGTTATTCCACCAGCTGTGGATGCAAACACGCAACACCATTTTGCTCCAAATACTGCTAGTAAAGTTTCCATTGTACCCTTATTCCTTTGTGTTATAGTTATTTATGTGATTTTCCGTTTCTGGAATCAGTTCACCTTAAGCGTATAAATAATAAACAGAAACGTGTTTTAACTATTTATATAATAAAGGTGATATGGAAGAAAAAGACTATGTCCCTTTTCATCAACGCCGTTACAAGCGATATTCTGAAGTTTTAGATAAAATACTGTCAGATTTCTATGTAATCAAACGGGAGAGATTTCCTATAGAGTCTCACACCTTTGTAATGCACGGTGATCCAGCAACGGCAGAATTTGATAAGGATTATGAGGAAATGAAGAATCTTATTCTCACAAAATTATTGGAAAATGAAGAAATGCTATGAATCTAGCTGAACTTGTGTGGAAGAAAGGTCTTGAGATTGAAATTGAGAGAAAGATGGAAGAAAAGTACGGAAAACGTATTGACTATCTTATAGGATGTAATAACGAATTAAGCCGAGAATTAGAGGAATATGAAACAATCTTAGGAATGATTGACAATTTCAAAAAAGAACTTAAAAAGAAAGATCCAGGATAAAATGGAAAAACTTTTTGATTTTTTATATGAGGCTATCTGGGAACTGTTTTCTAAAAAACGCAAAGAAAAGAAAACGTGGAAAGAAATGAAAGAGACCTTCAAAAAGAATTGGTCAAGAGAGAACTGGAAAAAAGAGAAATGGTATAACAAATTTTTCGTTATATTTGTTTTGCCTCCCTTGTTAATATGGTATTTTGGATATCAAATATGGATGTAACTAAAAATAGTTAAAATTAATAACCATTCTATTCTTACAATCGGTAGAATTGGTTCCTGTATGAATCATCTCCGCTCCAAAAAATACTATCCTATTTTCTTTTGATTGTATTTTCTCATCTCCGAATCTCGTGTATCCATTGTTACCATTTATATAGTATATCGCTCCATTACACTCGTATTCTTGATCTGTATGGGATTCAAATTCTATCAGCTTATGAGAGATTGGATTCAGATTAGCTTTAATTCTAATCAACTTCTTCGGTTCCAGTTTTTCCAGTAAAGGATGAAGAATATTAAAATGGTGGGATTTTCTTTCGTCTTCGTGGTAAAAGGTATGGGTAAATTGATAATTGAAAAGAGTATTTTCGGTTACATTATAAATCTTCTCCTCATTGAAAAACCAAGGAAACATATCTGTGGACATTGTATCTCGGATAACCTCAAAATCTTCGATATCTAGATAATTATCCTTTACTAGAATTTCCCTCAAACTTGCTCACCGTCCTTGATCTTACATTCGTATTTTACCGTCTTCCATCTAGGATTTCGATCTTTAGGAAAATCTTCATATTCCTGTTGAATTGTTAAACATTTATCTTGATCTTCAAAATCTTGTATTACTTGACTTACACATTCTCCCTTTGCTCCGCATACCGTTAATGTTAATAACCAAATTATTGTAATCATATTAAGGCCTGGTAGTTATTCCAAAACAAGCATTATCCATATTTGCTTTAGTTAGTTTTTGATATCCCTTTGCTATTTCTTCCGGCATAGGAATGTATTTAATTTTCTGGTCATCTTCGCAAATCTCCATAGCCATATCATAAAATGATCTTGCTGTTCCCGTTCCTATATTATAAATTCCAGAACGTCCCTTGTCCATAGCATTCATTGTCATCCAAATAGCGGCTTTAACGTGTACAAAATCACGGCGGAAGTTTTTTGAACCTTCAAATAATTCTATTTCTCCCTTCCAGTCAAACTGTTCTGTCATCCAAGCTACCGCTGATTTCATATCTCCTTTATGTTGTTCATATTCTCCTTCTGATACAACATTAAAGTATCTTAATCCAACAATTCTACTTTCCGCGTGAGCCGTAAATTTTCTTTGATATCTATCTGCTTGGAGTTTACTTAAAGCATAATAACT